ACATATGGAGCGTAGATGTATCCAGTATCCAATAATGAAGTACCTTTGTGTCCCAACAACACCTGGTTTGCAGGGAAGTAAGGGTCACGGTAAACTTGATATCTACCAGCCAATGTTCCAACTCTTTCAATACCCATGTTGTATTGGTCTTGCTCAGGAGCTGCGTTAGACACGTGGAAGTACTCCAAGTCGTCGAAGATAGCAGATACCTCAGAAGATACTACAATCCAGTTTGCTCCACCTCTCAAAGTTGATTTGTGGATTTGAGCTGAGATTTGGTTGATTGCAGTGATAAGAGTTTGGTTCCAGTCCTTCTGAGTGTAAGGAGTTGTACCAGCGTTAAATCTCTTCCATCCGTTGTAGTCCCAACGAAGGTTCCAAGATGCTGCTTTTCTCAAGTCTCTCAAGATTTCGCGGTCAATTTCAGCAGCCACTTGCTCAGACAACAAAGCTGTCAATTCAGCTTCAGCGTCGATGTTGTGGAATGCTGCAACGTCTTGTGCCATTTCTGGAGACCATTGAGCTCTAAGTTTTCTTTCAGTAACCGAAACAGTCACAGACTGCAGGTCGAAAGAAACTTCACCAATTTTATCTTCGAATTCAAGATTCTTGTAGATTCTGTAAGTTGCAGTAAATGCTTGGTTATTAACTGCGATTGTTGATGCGAATGTTGAACCAGTGTATCCATCAAGTGAAGAATCACCACATGAGATACATACGGGAACTTGTAAGTCAACTTCTAAGTAAATAAATCCGTTAGCGTCACATACGTTGTAGTATGTACCACCATCAGTCAAGCTGTTAGGGAATACTAACGAAGTGTCTCGTCCGTATTCAACAATACCCTTACCGTATCTTTGAGTAACAACTCTGAACAAGTAGTTGTTCCCGGTGTTTCCAGAAGTGTACTGGTTAAGTGAAGAACCACGAACTTGAAGGTCTGTTAGGAATTCTTCGGTATCCATTGGTTGACCGTTTGGTCCAATCAATTGACCTGCTCCCGCATTTGCAAAACCAGACATAACGATAAGAACTTTTCTATAGTTATCCAAACCATATGCTGAAGTGATTAGAGAATCACCAGTCCAAGCAACAGTTGTTACGTTAGCACTGATTGCTGAGAACGAACCTTTAGAGTAGTCGTAAAGACCTGGTGGGTCCAAAGCTGGTTCGTTACCCTCGTAGAATCTATCGTAAAGGTCTTTAGTATTATTGTAGTCGTAACCACTGTTTGGAGTTTGACCAGCAGCTGCGTTTGGTGCTCCGTAAGGCGCCCAGTGCTCGTTGTCGTTTGCTCCTGTGTAACTTTGAATATTAGGTACGAAATAGAACAACTTACCAATAGGAAGGTTCATTGCTTGTACAGAAACGATGTCGTTAGCCAAAAGCTTAGAGAATACTCTACGTACAATTGGGAAAACAACGGTTTCAAATGAACCTGAGTCTGCTGTAGACGATGCTTCGTTTATCAAATGTGACGCTTGGTTTTCATACAACTGCGCGATATTTTCTTTAAGGTGTCCGTTAAGTCCTTCAAGGAAACCTAACTTGTCCCATTTGTTGATTGTATCTTCTTTGATAACTTTAAGGTGCTTAAGACCGATGTTACCAACAAGACCACTTTCTAATAATGCTCCCATTTTTTTGTTTTTTTTTAGTATTTTATTTGTTTTTTACAATTTAGACATCAAATCTTTAATTCTTAAAAATTGTGGATTTTCATATGTCTTTGACTCGATAAGATTAGCAGCTGAACCAGAAGTTTTTGTTGTGTTCAACTGTCTCTCAACACTTTCAGAAATATTTCTAGTATCCACTGTTGAGAGTTCGTCCTTAACGGTCTTGTAGAGTTGTTTTGATTCTTTTAAATTTTCTACAGAATCAAATCTTCTCAAAATATTTATTTTTTCTTTTTTGGTAGTGGAGTGTTCTGTGAACAATCTTGTAGCATATGCTAAATTTGAATTGAATACAGCAACTTCATTAAGTTTTTCTCTGAAAACATTTAATGCTTTTCTGTATTCTTCGTTTTTCTCTCTAAGCATTTTCAACTCAGATTCAACGGATTCAACTTTAACACCATTATTACTATAAACATAATTTCTATTGTTAGTAATACCTTTTCTTAATCCTCTACCTTCTTTAGAACCCATACCATACGTTCTAGCAGCTTCTTTTGTTTCTTCCTTGGTTTCATAGTCTTTTTTACCAGGATGGGTCTTAGATTTATCACCTTTGTTACCACCAACTTTTCCTTCGTAGTCTTTAAAGTGTCCATCTTTACCCTCACCAGCTTTCTTTTCAACACCATCTACTTTCTTACGTCTGTATTCGCGTTTCTTAGAATCTTCTTCCATTTCACCCTCTTTGAACTCAAATTTTGCTTTACCAGTTCCCATAGCTTTAGGTCCAGCCTTTTTGTGGTCATCAAACCCTTTCTTAGGTAAAGTACTATCGTACTTAAACTTAGGGTTACCCATTCCAACGCCTTTTGGTTTTACAGTCATTTTAGCTTCGGTAAGGTCGTAATCCTCTGAGTAGTCACTATAATCCATCATTTCATCTAGTTCCTCATCCATGTCTTCCTCATCCATTTCGATTTCATACATAATTTCATCCGCATCAGATTCTTTTTTCTTTCCAGAATACAAAGCTTCTATCATTGCGTCTAAATCTGTATCTTCTTGCATGTCTAATTCAGAAAAATCCATTTCATCTTCCATACCTTCAGTATCGTATTCCATCATATCACTTTCTTCATCCATTTCGGACTCATCAAGTTTTACAATATACTCAACGTCTTCATTTTCATCGGATAGATGAATTTCATCATTGTCTTTCACAACAATAATTCCATCTTCTGAGCCCATTGCTTTAAAAGCTTTGACAATTTTATCAAAATCTTTTTCACCGGTCATATCGATAGTTTCTTCTGAATCTTCGAAGTCCATAGTATCCATATCGTCCATATCGTCCATGTCACCCATATCCAATACAGACATATCCAATTCCTCAGAATCTTCCATACCCTCAGCATCGTCATCCATGTCTAATTCCATTCCGACTTCTGCATCGAGCTTAACCTCATCATCATCAGCTTGTTCAGATAGAGATTCCTTTACTAATTGACTGATTTCTTCCTTCATAGTAGAAGCAAGTATTCCTTTTGCGTTTTCGGCAATTACCTCCTCAACATTTTTCATTTGAATGAGTGCCTCTTCAACTAAATTTTTAGTTTCTTGCATGTAAATTGTTTTCCTAATAAATAGTTAATAAAATAAAAAAATCCGTTTGTACCCCTTTTTATTAAAAAAGGTACGAACGGAAATAAAAAAAGGTGGGTTACCCCACCTTTAAAAATCAATCAATCACTTCATCAATTTTACTTTCCACTACCGAGATAATTCGCCAATCGTGTTGGAAACCAGTGTATTTTTTAGTTACTTTAGCTTCGACATCAGTCACCGAAAACCCATTAACGAGTTTTTCTTCTCTGATTTTTTTAACACGTCCAGAGTTTTCATCCGGCAAATCATAAACGATTTTTGCAATAAAGAATTTTTCTTCCATAATAAATAAATTAACGATTCAAATAATCGGTTAATTTTTTCATTAAATCAACTGACTTACCCATTCCAGAGTCAGAAATTTTTTGTTTTTTTTCTTCTTCTAGATTTTCTTCATACATACTTCTTTCCTCAGGACTACCAAAAAGGTATGCACCTGGAGTTGATGGTGAGGAAACTAAGTCAAAGCAAATCAATTCAAAATCTTCTTGAACTTCATTTTGGTCACCTTTTTTTGCTAGCGAACCAACACCTCTCGACGACACACCCATAGTCACTCCCTGACGCATTAAATTAGCCGCGATATCACCCTTAGTAGAAACTATACCACTTTCATGAAATCCTGGTGATGTTAACAATTTTAATTTACCCATTAAAATATTTCCATCCCACCAAACGTCGGTAATTATATGTGAAACTCGGTCCAAATCAATTAAAGAAGATTCTGGATGGTTCAACTCTGAAGTTGATAATCCTTTTTTAATAGCTGTTTTATACCTTTCAGCTTCTCTTTTTAAAATTTTTTCCGGATACACTCTACCGTTTCTGTTTGGAACACCGTATTTCTGTAGTACAGCAAAAAATTCAAATGGATTTCTATAGTCAATTTCTTTGGTTTCCCTGAGAATGGCTTCATTCAAAGGGTCTCTTGGTGATACGTATCCAGCATCCATTTCTACTAGAATGCCTCTGCCACTATCTTTAGGACCCAAAACTGGTAAATCTTTCATTATATCTTTTAAAGATAAATATTCTATTATAGCGTAGTTTTTATTTTTAGTTTTTCTTTACTGGAACTAAACGTAAAATATTCATTTCTTATAATACAATCCTTGTAAATTTCTTTGATAATTTTACGAATTAGCTCTTTTAGTTGCGACCCTTTGAAATCCAATTCTATTTTAGTATAAAGATTAATTTCAAGATTCATAAATGATTTTTTATTAAGTTGAATACCACTAGTTCTCAGGTCTAAGTCAACTATAAATTTTTCTGAAAATATTTCTCGATTAATACTGTTATAAACTGAATGTTTTATGTCTCGAGACAAATTTGCAACAACTCGTTGCCAATTTTCGCTTTCTTTCTTTGGACAAACCCACGTTTGGATGTTTATGTACATCGACTTTAGGTTTTTAGAATCCACGGTACCAAATGATGTTTTTAAAGATTCATATTGATTTAATTTTACCGTCTTACCTTTCTTCATTAATATTAAAGTTGAAAATAGATTATTTATATTCAAAGAATAAGAAACTTTTTAACAATTCCAAATATTTCTAGAATATGTTAATAGTTGAAGTAGATAAGAATATCGAAAAAGCGCTTAAGATACTGAAGTCAAAAGTTATTAAAACTAGACAAAATCAGTTGTTAAACGCCAAAAAAGAATTTGTAAAAAAATCTGTATTAAAAAGAAACAAGATAACCAAAGCGGTCTATGTTCAACAAATTAGGAATCAAGTAGAATAGATTTTTCCAAATTCTTTAGTTTGACATAACTAATTTGACTGTACTTTTCATTACCAATTTTTCCGATTGTTTCGGAAATTTTTCCTTTAAGTTCTTCATCACCTTCTTTTTCTGAAAGAAGTTGTAATTTGTTCATAGCAGACTCTTTAAGAGTGTTAAATTCTGTTTCCAAATCAACATTATTGGATGCAATGATATGGAAAATTTCTTTTCTAGAATTTTCATCCAAATTTTCTATGTATTTTGATAATGTTTGATTAGCAATCGAAACCATGGACTTTAAAGGAATTTTAGGAGAATCAATAGGTTTTTTTATTGATTCCATTAACTTACTTATAATCTCTTTTTTTGAAATCAATCGTTCTCTAATATCTACTTTATTAAAGTAAACTAAGTTATCAATATTTTCATATAAATTATGAACCTTTTCACCATTTTTAGGTAACTGAGTTATTTCCAATAAGTGTCTTACAACATTTAGCGCTTCTTCAAAAAACTCTTTTGCATCATTTTCAGACAACCCTTGTGGTTTGGATAAGTCATCGTAAATTGAATATATTTTTGAAAAAGATTTGTTTGATAAAACATTATGTCTAAATTCTTTCAATGTTTGCTTGAAAGTTGAGGTGTCCTTGTAGGACTCTACTAGGTTTTTTTCTATAATAGATTTAATTTGTCCGAA